TCCATGATGAAGTGGAAGACCTGCATGTTCTTCTCGGCCGCTTTGAGGATCCACTCCAGCCGCAACCAGTGCCGGGTTGATCCCGGGTTGGTGGTGGCCAGCAGGTGCGGTTCGTTCGGGGTCCGGAGCCGGGAGACCAGCATTTCCCAGAACCCGATCGGCAACAGGGTCGCCTCATCGACGTACCCGAGTTCAATGGTGGAGCCGCGGATCTTCTCCTCAGCGGTCACGTTGTTCGCGCCGACCAGCTCGACTTCCTTGCCGAGGATCACCGCGACATTCGAACCACGGGTATGCATGACCGTGGACGCGAGGTCGCCGAAGAGGCGCGGGTCCTGCAACGGGGCGATAATGTTCCGCTCGATCGTCTGCAGCGTCTTGCCCATGATCACAATCAGGCCCGTACCCTCAGTGGCGCGGATCGCACCGAGGAGAGCGAACAGGGACGCGATCGTCTTCCCCGCAGACACCGCACCAACCCACAGGCTGATCTTGACGTTCCGGGCCTCCACAATCGAAGCGACCTGCTTGAACGACATTGCGCTCATTGGCCGGCCTGGTAGATCGCCGTGAAGCCCTCCATGAGCTTGTCCACCACAGAACCCGCAGCAGCCGCCGAATCAGCCGGGGACTCATCAACCGCGTTCAGCTTCACCACACGGTCAACAGCGATACCCACAGCGCCGAGGATGTTCTTCTTGTCCACAAACGTCGGCTCCGGGATCTCCTGCTCCGCGTATGTGTTGTCCTTACCTCCGAACGCGAACGCCACAGTCGGCTCCCACATCTGCGCACGCAACCGGTGAGCGTCAGCCAGCAGCAAAGCAGCCAACTCCTGCCGGGACGCCTTCAGGTCAACCGCACGGGCTTCCGTCGCCTCACGCGTGCGTTCGGTTCGAACCGTTCGGACGCCGTTCGCTTTGGCCCATCCGGTGACGGTTGCTTTGGGTATCCCTAGTTGGGTTTGGACTGCTGTGGGTCCGTGCGTGTGGTAGAGCGCGAGGGCTTCGTCGCGTTGTGCCTTGGTGTACTTGGCGGCTGGCACACGCTCTCACCTCAGCCCCGGTCTAGTTCGTTATGTGTGAAAAGTCTGTTGCGTAATGCGATGACGGCTTGCTCTGCCTCAGGGAGGCTTGTGAAGAGCCCGCCATGATACGCCTTGCCGTTGTGCTGCACTCCGACGGCCCATTTACGGCGGCCGCTGTTCCAGTTCACGCCACGAATGCCTGACCGAGAGTTGGAATACGCCCCGGTCAGGTTCTCCTGGTTCTGCTTATTGGTCACGACGCGGAGGTGGCCGGGCCGCACACATGCTGGCACTCGGCAGATATGATCCAACTGCTTCCCTGTAGGGATCGGCCCATTTGCTATCTCGTAAGCTATTCGGTGAGCTACCCGCAGCTTCCCTGCAAACCAGATTTGCCCGTAGCCATCGCGATCCTTGGATGCCGTCCATGTCCAGCAGGTGCCAGTTTCATCAACCTTGGCCCAGAATCGTGCAAGGTCTTTCGGCGTGAATGTTATGGTTTCCATATCGAGCTCCTTAATCAGTTCGATCACGCTCCCGGATGGTTCCAGCCATCGCGGGAGTTTTTTCTATTCGGCTTTGATGTATCCGTCTGGCGTTCCCCAGATGGTTTTGCCGTAGTAGGTCCCTGTTTCGTTGTTGATCCATGACCGGCATTTGCCGCAGATCAGCCAGACGCAGCCGGGGGAGTTGGCAGTGGAGGTTGGCGTCACGCATGGACGCGGTACAGGCCGGGCAGGCGTCCATGCGTTACCTCCGATTGAAGGGGTGAGCTACTTGTGAAGCCGCGTTTCCTATTGTTGGTCGGCGATACGTTCACTCAGGGAGCGTGGCGGGAGTCGAACCCGCGTCCCTCTGGCTTTGCTGGCCAGTGCCTAACCTCTTGGCTATACGCTCTGTTACCCGGGCCGGGTGTTCCGGGGGCATGAAGGAAGCCCCGCAGTTATGGGGGCCTGCGGGGCTTCCGGCTGCTCTCCGTGGGTCTCAGTCACGTATCGCAGTTTGTCCAATACCTACGTTACAGCATTCTGGGCAACTTGCCTACTCTTTTGTCGGCGTGTCGCTCACTCTTGCATAGTCAGGGTGATTGGCGTAGACAGCGGCGAGGGCTTGGAGCGTCGGGCATGGGGCGAGAACGTAAGTCGGAACAAACCCTTCGGGCCGAACGCCAGCTTCCCCCGGCCGCGGGTGCCACTCTATTGGTTCCTTCGGGCGGCATGAGGGGCAGACGGGCGCCGTCCCTGTATCGCTGACGGTATCGAACCATTCAACAGTCTCGACCTCTGGGCGGTGCTCCGCGAGGATCGCCCGCTTGGCCTTGCACTCAGCCAGGACACGGGCTGGGTCGTGACGGGCGATGTAGGAGCGGTCAGCGTCGCTGCACTCGATGTACCCTTCGGTGTGGTTGCCGTAGGCCGCGATAACCGGCTCGTTGTCACCCGCATACAGGAACGCTGAGTCTTCGGCCGCTTCACCGACCCACACCCAAGGCCCAGTCGAAGCTGCTTGGGCGGCCGCCTCATCCTCAGCGATGCGCGCCAGTAGGAACTCGGTGATCGTCATGAGTACCACCTATTCAGGTCAGCGGCTAGCATCCGCTCAATCTCCCTCGCCATACCAACGGGGTCCTGAGCGGTGCCCCTTGCAATGGACCGGACGAACGACTCACATACCAAGTCTTCGTCCATGTGCGA